CTAAGTTGCTTGAACTTTGCGATGGAAGCCTGATTTTGCGTACGCCTTCGCGAGGGCTTCGGCGAGCTTTTCTGGCGATGGTTTTAGGTAATGTGTGCCGGTTACTCCGGGAAGCTTATGACCCATTAAAAGCTCCAAAGTGTCGTAGTCGATGCCCCAATCGTATTGCGCGAAAGTGCGCCATGATTTGCGCAAGTTGGCGAATGGAACGTCGGCTGCCAAAGAGTAAGGCTCCCACAAGCGATTGAGTGCATGCGTGTTCAGCGGGAGCCCGTCGCCACGGTCGGCAAGCCACTCGCGCCCGTCGGATAGAAGGGCGCACGTTATCTCATGAAGCCGCGTGCCGTACGGCTCGGGTATAGCAGCAGTTCTTACGCTTTGCGCGTTCTTAAGCACGCCGTCTGGTGTCGCATCGCATCCTTTTTCGCCCACCATGCGAACAATGGGAACTAACGCCATACGCACACCATGAAGCTCTATCAAGGTGACTTCGTCGGCACGAACCCCGCACGCTTCACCTGTTCGTGTTCCGCCGAAGCAAGCCAGGATGAAAGGTGCTTCCACTAAGGAGCCGCGCAGCTCGGAAAGCGCTGCATCGGCTTGTTCAAGCGTAAGAAGGCCACCACGTTTCTTGTATGCGCTTTGTTTAGGTATCTCGTATGAAATACGGAACTTGTTTGACTCAACTACCTCGTACTGTACGGCAAAGTCGCAGATGCGTCGGAGTATGGTTAGAGAAACATTCGCTGTAGCATGCGGCAACTCGAGCAGCCACTTTTGCACTTCAACCGGCTTTACCGAATCGACCGGTACATTTTCCCAGCGCTGTTTCGCGTGGGTTTTCCAGTTAAGCTCGTAGTTGTCGAATGTCTTTTGCTTTGTCAGGCCATCGGCTATGCGACGTTGCATCCAGGGCAGCCACCAGACGTCATGGCATTCTCCGACAGTTGGCACCGGGCGATCGTCGGCGTGTGCCACTTGCAAACGCGCGAGTTCCTGGCACGCTTCGCGATAGCTACAGCGAACTGTGCGCGATCGGCGTTTGCGGCCGTTTTCGGTGTTTTCCATCCACCGTAACACATGCTTATCGCGGGTAATAGTTGTGACGCTTCCCCATGAACGACGGCGTTTCTTATTAGCCATGTTACAATTCACCGTGCCTTTCCGATTCGTCGGCAGGGGTGTTTGCTGTTCCCCGCGCAGGGTTGCCGTCCATATGCGCGGGGATTCTTGCGTTCGAATCGTCCTTAAGCCAGCATCGCCTTCGCTTGTCAAGTTTTCTAAAACAGACGGAGAAAAGAGTTTGACTTATTGCGCAGGTCTGCTAGCATAAAGGTATCAACACGAGGCGGGCCGCGACGGTTAATACCTTAGCTCCCCGTCTCATCTGTTTTTCAATCTCTCACGCATATCTGGCGTGTCGACGTAGGCCCACTTGCTGCGTGTTAGCCGCTTGTACAGCGACGAAGCGAACTGCCTATTGGGCAAAAGCACCTTTTCTAGCTTGTCTTTCTCATCGAAGTACTCCACGACTCTGTAGTAGTCGCCATCTCCGGAAACGAGCAGCACCTTATCGTACTCGCTCCCGCGCTCGTATAGGTCTCGCATCATCTGAAACGTGATATCAACGTCCACGTTTCCCTTCTTGTTGCTTTTGAGCTTAATGCCGTGCAAGCGCCATATGACGATATAGCCTGCTTTTTGAAGTGAACTGTACAGGTCGATCTTGGAATCGTCGAATGCGCCAATGAAATAGTACGCTTCGTCTACGTGGTATTTTTGTTGCAAGTACACTCTAAACCGTCGCATGTCCATATGCCACGGGTCGATTCCCATGGTAGTTGCCATGTAGAGATTCTGGCCGTCTATGTACGCAATATTGCTCATGATGTCATCTCTTCATTCCATCTCGTCTTTTGATTGGAACCAGACAACCCGGCCGCCGAATTCTATGATGTGATCGTCGGTTGCTCGTATGACGATGTCTTCGTGTTCGGGGTTGAAACTGTCGGGCGAGAGAACCAGGGTTTGCGTGGTGCGATACATTCTGCGCATTACAGCGTCGCGCCCGTCTATGGTTACAACAGCTACCGAGCCGTTTTGTGGCTCACGATTGGGCGATATGGCGATTAGGCACCCTTCTGGATATACCCTATTCATGCAATCGCCTTCCGATAAGCAAGCATAGGTGTCGGGGTCTTCATCAATAAGAAACTGGGGAATAAGAGCTGTTTCTCCGTCGAATTCGTCAGGGTCGTTTGGTTTTCCTGCATGAACCCTCCCCAGAAGAGGAACGTGCCCCATGGCCATGCCAGAAACGGGCATTGAGTACGCTCTGGTTGGTCTCGCTCCGTCCAGCTCTAAAAGCCATTCTGCAGAACAACCGAAAGTCTCACATATTCTTGTAATGAGGTCAGATTTAAGGCCCTGTTTCCCGTTTTCATAATTAGCGTAATTCTGTTGGGTTAGACCTATTCTCTCCGCGAACTCCTTTTGCGAGAGATCACCACGCAATTCAAACAAGCGGTTCTTGTATCTCATTTCAACTCCTAACACTGAATATTTGTAAGATTACAAGAATTTCTTGAACCAATGCAATATACGGACTTGAATTTACAAGCACTACTTGTTAATCTTCGTAAATAACAAGTATTGCTTGTAAGGAGGTAAGTAATGAACCGTGTCTGCTCGGAACGCAACAACAGAGGTTGGACTCAAGCAGAACTTGCAGAAAGAGTCGGCGTTGATAAGTCAACCGTTGTTCGCTGGGAAGCAGGTGGCAGCATCCCTCAAGAAAAAATGATCAAGATGCGCGGTCTATTCGGATGTGATATCGACTGGCTTATTGGTGTTTCGAACGAGAGAAAAACCGTTAGCTAACACCGTAAAGGAGAACCCCCATGAAGAACGAGAAGCTCTACCGCAAGGCAATCGACATTGCCGCCGATGCCGAAGAGTTGTTCCGCAGCATTAATAACGCGAACAAGGTGATGCCGGAATACTGCCGCGAGAAGCACTTCAAGCTGTGCGTTAAGCCACAAGCTGTGCATGCGTGTACACAGCAAGAGTTCATAGAAAACTTGTTCGGCGTGTCAGGTAAGCGCGTGATGGATGACATCGATCGCGTTATTAAGCAGCGCCAGGAGCGGTGCGCCACCGTGTGCGCATCGTAGATTCTTAAGCCAAGTAGCGAGGGGACTTTGACAACCGCATACAGCGCAACATTTAGGAGCCTCTATGGGAAACAGAGCTACCTTGAAACTTACCCCGGTTGTAGACCATGAAGGCATTGAAGAGCTAACAAGGCTTGCCGGTGAACTCGAAACGAAGATTAATGAGGTCAACGAGCTTATTCAAAAGATCGAGGGCCTTTCTATCAACGTAGTTATTCACCAATCGTTACATCGAGAATGAAGCCACACTCGCAGACGTTCGTAAACCCAGTTATCTTGATGGGCTTTCCGCACTCTGGGCATTCGTACTCCATTTCGCCGCTTTGCACATGCCCTTCCGAAATATTTTGTACGACAGCAGCAATAGCTTCTTCATCTGACACAACTCTTATTTCACTGTTCATATCCACCTCTTTTCCGTTGCGCTGTATGCGGTTGTCATGCCGGTGATTTTACCAATTGACGATGCACTCCTGTCTAGCAGACACAGGCGCGGCATCAGCCGTGAGACTCCTTAGCGGTGGAGCGGCTGCGCGAAAGCGTTAAAGCTGACTAACCCTCAACGGCCAAGCTGCTCCCGATGCCGCGCCTGTGTCTGCTCGGCACGCACTTTGAAAACTGAATACCTGGAAACGTGGCGACCGGAAAGGCGGTTACTATGAGAAGTTTCTGTAAGTGGTTCGCCGAGGAATGTGAAAAGAGGGGGCTTCGCTGGTATCACATCGTGCTCTACTTCGCTTTTGTGTTTGTGATGTCAGCAGTAGTTAGCCACCTAACAGCGACATCAATGCTGAATCGATTTCTCGGTTCGTGATGATCCAAGACGCTAGAACGCTAAGCGCAAATGACAAAAGCGCCATAAAAATGGCAAACCGGCGATCAGACCACTTCCTTTTGCGTTCTTCGCTCTTACGCTTCTTTTGGTTTTCGAAGTAGCAGCGTCCATTGCTCGTAAGTTCGACATCGAAGTACCAAGAGAAGCGGGATGGCCTGAATCCTCGAAGCATTCCCTTTTCGATAAGGCTGACGTAGATACTCTTTTGTTTGGCATGGCCAGGAAGCTCTATCATCTGGCGCTCGCCCATCTCGTCAGGTTCGCCATACTCTGCGAGTTCATGGAACAGCTTGTCACTAATGAAGGTGTCAATGTCAGCGCCGTCTTGATATACCTCAAGCAATTCTCGAAGAGCAACTTCTTCTTCTTTGTTCAGCTCTTCCATGACCGTCACTTTCTACAAGGCGTGTTGTGTAGGACAAATTCTAACAGGCCGTCACGTTTCTAGGTATTCGGTTGCACTTTGAAAACTTAGGGTTCCGCTTAATACCCGCTCGCCTGTATGGGTGCCAAGCGGGGAACACCGGGGCTATCGGAAGAAGAAACCAACGGAGGAGAGGATACGTTCATGGTGACGTTTGCGGAAATGGTTGATGAAGCGGGTATCCGCAAGAAGTGCATGTATACGCTCGGCGATGTGTCCGCCGTGACCGGCGTACCGATGACAACGCTCTACGAGGAAGCGGCATCGTCTCGGCTGCGCTCGTTTATGCCGCCGGGTCGCAAGCGCGGAAAGCTTGTTCGCCCGGAGTGGGTGGACGAATGGATGCAGGAGGGAATCAGTGGAAAGGTTTGATGTGCAGGAATGCCGCGGGGCGAAAACCTGCCCGCGGGCCCGTTGCAACGATGATTGCACGCATGTTGAGATTGAGCGCGCGGGGCGCGGTATGGCGGTGTTGATGGTTGCCTTCGGGCTGTTTGTGATGCTTACCGAGATGGGTGTGATCTGATGGGTGTCGTGCCCGTTTTGGTGCCTGGACGGTGCGGCGATGAACGTTGATGACTACACGCAGCCGGTCGAAGCCGTTATAGCGCAAGAGCGGGCGTTTGTGTTACCGGTGCCGCTTAAGGCTGCAAGCTACCGCGCGTTGTTCGACGCATGGCGACGCGCTAACCCGAAGGTGATGCATGAGATTGAGCTAACGGCGCTCTCGATTCACCGGCGCGGTTTGCGGGTGTCTGCTAAGTATCTGATCGAGCGCACCCGCTATGAGAGCTCTTACACGCTTGTGGCGGTGCCCTACGTTGACCAGTACGGAGAAGCGCACCACTACATCATCAACAACACCATAACGCCGCTGCTATCGCGTTGGCTCTTGGAGCAACACCCCGATTTGCGCATAGAAACACGCAGGTCGATGTTTGACAGAAAAGAGGGTACGAAATGATTACAACAACTGAGAAGGCAAAAACGAACATCTATCAAGCACTAGAGATGTTCGGTAGCGTCGGCGCTGATGTCGATGCTTATAACAAGGTAACAGGTGAGAGTATTAAGATCGATGGGGACACGTTGCTTTCCGGCATACAAACAGGATTGGCGCTTGCATACGTGATTATTGGTGACCCTGCTCTTCCACGCGATCACAGCATGATTCGCGCAGCTATGAGAAAAGCGACAGAGGACTGTCTTCGTCGCAAGCTCAATTCATATCAGTATGACGTGACTACAGACGTTGTGAGCCACGAAGAAGTGTGTGCTACAGATGATGAGACTAGGTGCGGCAATGCCGAGCGCGAGTGATCTTGCAGCGGAAAGCATGGCGTATTTCCCGCACGATTCTAACGCCGCAAGCGACATCAAGTGCCAGCGTTTGATTATCCGGCGCGGCTTTGCCGGATACGGGCGCTGGTGGCGATTATGCGAGCATCTGGCATCGGTTCGGGGCCACACGATTCCGTTTGAAACCGACGAAGACAAGTTGATATTAGGCGCAGTGCTGAAGTTTGGAAACGGTGCCAGTTTCGATGACCTTTTGTGCATTGAAGAAGTAACCGATTTCGTTTCTGAATTGCTTGATATTGGGCTGTTGCAGACCGACAAAAACGGGTGTTTAGAAAACCCACGCATGCACGCTAACGCGCTTTCCTTTGGCAAAAAGCGTGCAGGAGGGCACAAGGGCGGCAGACCACGCAAAACGAAACCGGCACAAGAAATGCCTAACAAACAATGAATTTCGGGAAGCAAAAAAACCAGGGCTTAAACCTATGCTTAAACCTAAGGTTTTATAAAAGTGAAATTGACCTTTTAACAATATCTAGGTCTATGTCTAGGTCTAGGTCTAATGTTTTGGTTTTGGTTACACCAAAACCAAAACCAAAACCAAAACATTGTTACTTGTGGCATGTACTAACAAGTAAGTTTTCTTTTCTTGCCTCTTCTTTTGCGACGCAAATCGCTTTCGCTCGAATTCGGCGCCATGTTTTTCGCTGCCGCAAGTTTTCAACAGAGTTTTCCACAATCGGACAGATCGGAGGTTTGGGAGTGTGGTTCAGTGACTACGAAAACAAGATCGATCGAAGGCGCTGTCCATCATGCGGCGTAGTTCATCCGATTGACTGGTTTACCGCCGATGACGCTCCGTGCTGGAAGTGCAAGAGTCGCGTGCCGGTGAAGAAAACGTCAGCAGACGCTTCATTCAAAGCAGAGGTCGAACAGATTCGGCAAGGGCTTGCCGAAGACGATTTGTGAAAGGATGTGATGCAGGTATGACGGTAATGACGCACCTTGCGAATCTTTCAAAGCGCCTTACAAAGGCATACAGACAGCATAGCAGCGCCGTTTGTGCTCAAAGTGGTAGCGATACCCACGAGAACCTAAAACGGGGCCACAGCACAGGCTCTGACAGCTTAGAGAAGATCGCATTCGATATGTACCAGGAAATCATTGAGCATGACGAAAAGCACCCGGACGAAATCCCGCCATCGAGCGATGCGCGCCGGATGTATGGCGATCGGCTAAGAAAACTGGGGGTGGTTCTATGAGAAAAGACGGCACCTGTGTGCGCGATATGGTTGAGCAGTGGTTGCAGGAAAACCAGTATGACGGGCTTTCAAACCCGGATTCTGAATGCGGGTGCGGCCTTGATGATCTGATGCCGTGCAGGCACGTCAACCCGTACGAATGCGTTTGCGCCTACGAAGTGCTGTTTGAAGGCGATATTATGTATTGCACAAGTAATGCATCACACGATGAAACGTCGCAGCTGCAAAGCAACGACGTTACGTATCCGTCTCACTACACAAGCGGTGGCGTTGAGTGCAAAGACGCTCTCAAAGCGGCTTTTGGCGGCGCAAGCGGATTCGGCGATCATGGATTGCCAGCAATGGTGTTCTATTGGTGGGGATGTGCCTTCAAATACCTGTGGCGCTGGAACAAGAAAAACGGCATTCAGGATTTGCAAAAGTGCAAGCAGTGTATTGATCTTCTGATTGACGAACTAGAGGAATAGATGACCGTCTGTAAGGTCAAACAGGGCAAAGACGGGGTTTGGTATGCGCGGCCTTATCTTGGGCGCACACCTGACGGCAAACCGATTCAGCCCTACAAGCAGTTTGATACGGCCAAAACCGAAGCAGAAGCGCAGGACATGGCCGACGCTTGGGCGGCAAACCTTACTGCTGATGGGTTGGTGCGCAGCGCCTTGCTTGCTGACTTGTTGGACGATTATGCGGCCATGCGACGCCGCAATGGTGCAAGCCCGAACAGCACGCGAAGCTATGGTACGTTCACGCGCTATGTACGCAAGTACCTCACAACCGCCAATGCTCGCGATTTGCGAGTTTATGACTTTAACCGCTTTGAGCAACGCTTGATGATGCCAAAAGAAATGGGTGGCCAGGGGCTTTCCCGCAACAGTGTGCGCAACGTTCATGATTTCTTGCGCGGTGCTTATAGGTTCTTTGTTCGTGCTGGCATATGTGAGAGCAACCCGCTTATTAACGTTGACAAGCCAACGCCTGAAAGACACGAAGCCCAGGCGCTTGCTGTTGGTGACTTTCAGGTGCTCGATGCGCAACTGAAAACGCTTTTGAGCCCGCAGGAGCTTGATGCTGATTCGTACCGAAAAGCGCTTGATTCCTTCGCCGCCTGGCTGGCGCTTCGCACCGGTATGAGAGTTGGCGAGGTTTGTGCAGTGCGCGATCGTGATGTGTACCGGGCGGCAAAATACATTCACGTTGGCGGTAACGTCATTGAGGAAAAAGGAAAGCGGCCTTATAGGCGTGATGTGACTAAAGGCCGCAAGTGCAGAAACATCGCCATTACCGATACCGACATTCACACCATTGATGCGTTTGTTGAGCTGCGTGAGCGGTTTTGCGGGGCGCTTGGCGCCGCTTCACCACTTGTCACGTATGACGGTGGCTTTGAGCGCCCGTGCGTTGTCTCACGCGCTTTCACCACGCTTGCTAGCAACTTAGCTATGCCACAAGGCTTCACCTTCCATGATCTGCGCCATACGCATGCCACATGGCTTCTCACGCACGGTGTTGATCTGAAAACGGTGAGTGAGCGCTTAGGACATGCCGATGAAGCAACCACGCTTCGCATCTATGCACACGTGCTGCCAGGGCGCGATGCATACGCTGCAAGCGTCTTTGAGCAAGCGGCACAGGATGCTTCAACGAAGCTTAGCGCGGTGTTGCAATGATGTTGCAATGGCACTTTTCGATAGCCGGTTGCGCATCGCCTGAAAACAGCAGGTGCGACGCAGAAAAGCACGGCTCGGGAAACAGACGGTATCAGATAAGAAGTAATTATCAGAAACAGCGTGAAAAGGGGTGCGAATGACGGCTGAATGTGAACCATACAGCGAGCCGCTAGGACCCGACCTTACGGGGTCGATGCAGCGCGCCTATGCAGCCTTGCAAGACAAGTGGAAGCTCGACAAGGCTTGCGAGGAAACGGTCTATCAGATAGACGTTCCGGCACAGACTCTCACTATCTATGGCGAAGAAAGTGTCAGATTCACCATTCGCACGTTGAAGGGTTTAGGGATTACCGGCACGTACCGGTCATCAAAGAAAGGATGCTGAAAATGATTCCAGTATTGTCGAGCGCAGACCGCAGGCAAAACCTTGAGAAGGGGCTTAAGCTGCGCCACCGCCGCGCCGAAATACGTAAAGACCTTGGCAACGGCATCATGAATGCTTATGACGTCATCATGCTTGCCGATCGTGGTGACCAAGCAGCGAGCGGCATGCGCGTGAAACATCTGATAAGCGCGCATCCGGGATACGGGACTGTAAAGACGCGCGAGCTCATGGATATGATAGGCATTGCTGACAATAGGCGCGTTGGTGGCCTAAGTGTTAGGCAAGCCCGTTCGCTCATTGAGAAGCTTGACGGGGTGGCGCTATGAGCCTGAATACCTGTGCTGTATCGGGCAACCTTGGCAAGGCGGCAGAGCTTCGTTATACAGCGAGCGGACTTGCTGTTGTGAGCTTTTCGGTGGCTGTCAATGAGCGACGCAGACAAGCGGACGGCAGCTATCAAGACGAAGTAAGTTGGCTTGATTGCGTGATGTTTGGTTCGCGTGCCGAAGCGCTGCATCCGTACCTTGCTAAGGGCTCCAAGCTCACGTTGGCCGGGCACCTGCATCAGTCAACGTATGAAAGAGACGGGCACCGTCGAAGCAAGATTGAAATCATCGTTGACGATATTGATCTGATGAACACCCGGCGCGAGCTACAAGCTGCGTCCGAAGAGGTGCAACAACCCGTTTCGGTTGAACCGCAACAACCCGTTGGCGTATCGGACATCTATGACACTGACGTGCTGTTTTAGGGGGACAGAGGATGTTACACGATAACTTAACGCTTGACGGCTTTTGGGAGACATGGGAATGGCCGGATTACATTGCGGTCAATCACGAAAAAGACGGGCACACTATCAGGTATTGCCCCGTGCGTGAATGCACGATGGTTGAAAAGGAACACGATGACGGGATGATCTTTGACGTGTGTGATACGTGTTTAGCGCAGTTTGATTCGGCGGATTCGTTCAACTTTTGCCCGAACTGCGGGTCATGGATTCGGAGGTCATGATGGGCGAAAAGATTAGCGAAGGTTTGAAACCGTGCCCATTCTGCGGCAGCGATCATGTTCGGCGATCTATGAAGACGGATAGCGACGGGGGCGAGTTCGTGGCAGTAGAGTGCCGCGAATGTGGTGCGAATGTGCCCGGAGATTACAACCTGATTGGCGACAGGGCTGTGCAGGATTGGAACGACCGAATCGAGCGCACATGCTACTACTCCCCGGACGTAGTGCATGTTGTGTACGACGATGATGATAACGAGGTCGAGACGGGCGAGACGCACCCAGACGGATGCGATTATGCGTGCTCGGAGTGCGGGGGCATGATGCTTGGCGGTGAATTGGGGTGGTTTGATGAGACAAGGGGCAAGTACGGTGGCTGGAACTACAAGCCGCGGTTTAGCTTTTGCCCGTATTGCGGCGCTAAGGTGGTGAAGAAATGACAATCTGGACGATAAGGACTACTGCTGACACAATTGCTGACATTGAGTACAACTACGATGTTCAGTTTACGCCAGTGTACACACGCGAAAGCGGTGAAGGTTGGCCGAAACGGTTAGACGATGACGAGAGTTTTTCCGATTACATCAATCGGTGTTTTATTCCTCGACCTTGCTTTGAAGATGGGGCACTGGTACAGGTCGGTGATTACGCCGATGGATTGGACGGCGCGATCATAGGGTATGAGGTTAGCAATACTGGTTCATGGACAATCTACGATAGTTTGCGTGAGCGTCACGGATACGGAGACGTTCCTAGAAAGACTGTACTTGACGGCGACGGAGCTGAAATAAACGTCGGCGATACTTTGTACCATAAGCGCAACGGCAAGCAGTATACGGTCATCAGTGTTAGCCCGCTTGTGGTGGATAATCACGGAACCGAATGTCATATTTACACGCCGTCGGTATTTACCCATAAGGAACCAGACTCGCAGGATCGCATTGACGAAGATGCGAGAAAATCAATGTTTCAGTATTGGGGCTGCATAGCGTTTTCCTGCGAAGAATGTCCTTCAAAAATCGACGGCAAAAAACCGAGGGGGTATTACGGCGTTAATTCGTGCGACACCGCGAAAGCGTTTGATCTTTTGGCGCGTCAGCGTAAGCTCTTAGAGGGTGATATGTAATGGTCGTGAGAATCTTAGACACCTATGAGCTACGTCCGATGGATTCGCTCAACTGGCAGCTCTGGATGCTTTCTAAAGGCAAAGACGGAAACTATAAATGGAAATCCACGGGGCGTTATTACCAAAACTTCGCTTCTGCCTTGAAAGACGTGTATGAGCGGGAGCTTCGGTTTCTTGAGGGAACGTACGATTTGCCGCAAGCAATCAAGCGAGCACAAGCTGTAGAGCGGCAGATACTTGAAGCAGTCAAGGATGTAAAGGTGATACGACAATGAAACTCAAAGAGCGGAAGATGAATGTTCGTATAACTGATGGCATGGAGCCGCCAAGCTACGCGCATGAAGGTGACGCAGGTCTTGACTTGCGCATTAAGCATGATGTGACATTGGAGCCCGGGCAGCGTGTTAACATCGGCACCGGTGTTGCTGTTGAGATTCCGCAGGGGTGCGTGGGGCTTGTGTTTCCGCGCAGCGGCCTTGCGACAAAACACGGCATCACGCTTTCAAATAGCGTGGGCGTTATTGATTCGGGCTACCGTGGCGAGATCGGTGCAAGTCTTGTTAACACGTCCGATGAAACCATAACGCTTGATGCTGGCACCCGTGTTTGCCAGTTGGTTGTTATGCCATACGTGCCGTGCGAGTTGGTGCCGGTTGATTCATTGAGTGAAACCGAGCGCGGCACTGGTGGCTTCGGTAGCACGGGTATTGGTTAGGTATAACCATGAAGGTTGTGAGTGAATGATGCGATCTCATCTTCCCGATCGTGAGCCATGTAATTGGAGGTGCGCTGTGCTGTTCATACTTATGGCTGCTGGGTTATTCCTTGCTGCTTTCCAGATAGCCAGGTGGATTGGCATTCTTTTCTCTGCGGCCTGCGCCTGCCTTGGAGTTGCTGCGACGTAACGACAAAAAAAAGAACCCCCAACATATTGAGGGTCCCGAGCAAGTACGGGAATTGTACCGCAACATGTTGGGGGTGCTCATGGAAGAACACGATATATACGTTATGCGGGAGTGCGTGAGAGCTTGGATGCATCATATTCGCGCACTTGACGCCGATATCCGTGACGCCGAGCGTCGTATCCGTACCATTCGTGAGCGTGCCGAAGGTGTGGCAGGCGTGAGTTTCGACGATATAACATCAGGTGGTCAAGGCTGCTCGACAGCTGATATGGTTGTGCAGCTTGTCGACCTTGAAAGAGAGTGGTCAGAACTTGTACGAGCAAATCATGCCGAGGTTGCCGCAGCAAAGCGCATGTGCTCGGCTGGTTTTCTAGGGCGGCGTGCAATGTGGTTGCATGAGGTAGATGGGCTTACATGGAATGCTGTGGGAGATGAGATCGGCTACAGCGCAAAGCAGGCTTGTCGTATTGCAGATGGTGGCGTGCGTGAACTGTACCCGATGATCCCCGAGCAGTTCAAATCGGGGTTATTTCCCGATGCTGTGACTATGTGATGGAAATGTGTATGAAAAGATGTCCGTAAATGTCCGTATGTTCCGTGCTATTTTGCTATCGTCGAGAAGTTCAAGTAAGGCCGTCCGGGTGGGCGGCTTTTATTTTGCCCTTACTGAATAGAACGTCAGGAGGTGGCTATGGTAACGATTGACTACATGATTAGTTCAGCGTTGCGCTTTGACACCTCAATGAGTTGCGCCATGCTGCGCGCATGTGGTGAACCAGCGCCGCGCTCATGCCAACAGTTTGATTGTCTCGGCCCGTCGCCAAGTTTTATGCGCGACATCAGGGAGCACAATAAGATTAAGCATGCGCCCATGGATGAGTATATGAGGGGCGAATCATGAGTCGCCAACGCTGGAGCTCAAACGGTAACGCCACCCGCAAGATGCGAGCGCGTTTGCGTGCAGAAGGCAGGCCGTGCCATTTGTGCAAACAGCCTATTGATTACTCACTGCCACCGGGTGACCCGTGGAGCTTCGAGCTTGACCATGTGGTTCCGATCGCGCGTGGTGGTGACCCGTACGATTACACCAACGTTGACGCCGCACACCGCATTTGTAACCAACGCAAAGGTTGCCGAATGCCGGGTGACGCCAGCGCAACAGCCCTGCCAATAGTTCGGACGCGCCTGTTCTGAATAAGAGAAGCGTTATTGACGACACTTCTCCAGGATAAGCAAGCAGCACTTTCTTTTTTTGAAGAGTGCCTGATTCAGAACGAGAAAAATAGAGAACAACCGGGGGGCTTACCCTCTCCCCGTACCTACCGGCCACCCCGGAGCCATACGGCCTTTTTTTCTCACGCCTTTTAGGGTGTAAACGGAAAGGGGGTTTGCATGCGGACAAAAGGAGCAGTTACGGAAATGGAGCGCGAATATGTGCGCTCAAAGTTTCCGCAGATGAGCATATCTGAAATCGCGAGAAACATTGGTCGATCACGTACGTGCGTGAGCGGCATTGTGAACAAAGAAGGGCTGCGTGAAAAGTGTAAACGACAGGAGGTAAAAAACAGCATTGCTGTAAACGACCCACAGGACTCGCTTTCGCGCTTAAAAGAGCTTCGCGACATGCTTAGAGAATCGCTCAAAGAGGCGGGCCCAAAAGAGATGGCTTCGCTCGCTCGCGAGTATCGAGCAACGGTAGAGTCAGTTGAGAGAATGGAGGGTGACCCGCAAGATGAAGCAGCAATCGCGCTCGATGCCGTTGCCGAATCAATCGCGCGACGGATGCCATCCTAGGCACTGGGTAACACAAGGGTTCGGCGCGGGTAACCTTGTGGAAGAGGTTAGAGAAACAGCAAGGCTTGCGGGGTATAGCTTGCTTGACTGGCAAGTAGACGTTATTGCTGTCTGGTCGGCATTTGATGCGCTCGGACAATGGGTTCACCGCAGAAACGGCGCATCTGTTCCGCGCCAGGCCGGAAAATCAGTCAACGGCATTGTGTGGGTTATTTTTCTTGCCTGCATGATGGGTTACAAGGTGCTTTGGACAGATCATAACTACTCGACTACCTGCGAGATGCTTGACAGGTTTAGAAAGATTCTCGGGCGAAGACCGGATGACAACTACGGTATTAAAGCGTTCAATCGGCTTGTTACCGCTGCGTGTTCGAAAACTGCCCAGGAGTCATACGAATTTAAAGGCGGCGGCGTAATTGCGTTTTCTACGCGTACGAAATCTGCTGGTCTTGGTTATAGCTTCGATGTTGTTGTGTATGACGAAGCGCAGGAGCTTATGCCAGAACACGTGCAGGCAATTATGCCCACCACTTCGTCTGGGGCAAAGCATAACTTCCAGGCAATTTATCTGGGCACACCAACGCGAGCTGGAAGCCCGGCAACGAACTTCATGCAGATGCGGACAGAAGCGCTTGGGGATGCATGCGGCGATGATCTGTCGTGGGTTGAATGGGGTGCGCCAGAAATTGGGGACGTGCGCGATGAAGCGCGATTGTATGAGGTTAACCCTTCGCTTGCGTCGGGCCATGCCGACATTAATGCAATCAGCGCCGGTATTCGCGCAATGCTGCCTGATGATCTTGCGGCAGCCCAGGAGTATTTCGGCTATTGGTTGCCAGGAACAACGGCGGCTTCGGCGATTGATGCCGCCGCGTGGAAAGCGTGCGAGACAGATGCTCCCATGGCAGGCGGCAAGCTTGCCTTCGGCGTTAAGTTCAGCCCCGACGGCGCAATAGTTGCTATATCGTGGGCGCGCGCCGAAAGGGGCGCAGGCTCATACGTAGAGCTGTACGACGTACAAGGAGCGAGTGGCGGAACCGCCGGTGTATCGGACATGTTGCTACGCAACGCCGCCGAGATAGCGGCTGTGTGTATTGACGGCAAATCTGGCGCGGATGCATTGATTCAGCGCCTGAATGATGGTGGGTTTCCAAAGAAGGCGATCATGCAAGGTTCGTCTGCGGTTGTGCAGGCAGCAGCAACGATGCTTCGCGACGAAATTTGTTCGAAAACGCTTACGCATATCGCATCCCCTGCGCTTGATGAATCGGCTACAAGATCGATCAAGCGTGACATAGGAAAGAACGGGGGCTGGGGCTTTGGTGATGGCCCAGATAGTGTGTCTGCCCCCATTGAGTCGGTATCACTTGCGCTTTACGCAGCACGAACAACAAAGCGTGACCCAGGAAGAGTACAGGAGGCGAGCTTTTGATGAACGACATCAACTTGAATCTCGCAACAGGCGTTTCAAACGCTTCGGGGCTTCTTCCCGAAGATCGTGATCTGGTAAAAGAACTGGTAGATGTGTGGCGTAAGAAGCGCAGGCGTAACCTGCTGCGTGAAGATTACTACCTTTGCCATGTTCGCGTGAAGGACTTAGGAATCTCAATGCCAGATAGCTTGGCAAAAAAGATTGATCCACGTGTTGACTGGCCGCGCAAGGCGGTTCATGCCCTGGCTGACCGCAGCGTGCTTGACGGCTTTACCGCATCGGATGAGGTTGTGCAGGCCGAACTTATGGAGATATGCGCCGCGAATGGATTAAACGAACTCTATCGGAAGAATCTCATTGGTGCTCTTAAGCATTGTTGCGGTTTCTGGACGGTGACAAGCGGCGATGACGCCAGGCCGGTTATTAGTGCTTATCCAGCGACTGCTGCGAGTGCTGTTTGGGATGACTCTAGCAAGACAATTCGCGCGGGGCTTGTCATGGTCGAGTCGAAGGCGCGTGGTGGCGAGCGTGTTCCTATGGCCATTGACGTTTACACCGCAGACGCGATTATCTCGCTGCGTTTTCGTGGTGGAGCATGGAGGGCTGAATACTTGGAGCACTCCATGGGGCGCCCGCTTATGGAGCACATGCCTTATGGCCCTACGCTTGAGCGTCCGTTCGGCACGTCTCGAATCACACGCTCGGTGATGAGTATCACCGACGACGCAATTCGCCAGCGAGCCCGTATGGAGGTAGCCGCAGAGTCGTCAACGCTTCCGCAGATTTGGCTACTTGGAACGTATAAGCGTGTTACCGACGGTGGCAACAAGTTTGACGCAAGCATGGGAGCGGTAAACGAGATCACCAAAGACGCCGACGGTGACAGGCCGACCGTGTGGCAGTCGGCACAACTTCAAATGGCGCCACTGACGGAGTACTTGCGGCAGCTTGCGTGTCAGATGTCGGCAGTAACCAATGTGCCCGTTTCGTTCTTTGGAGTGTCAAATGATAACCCGAGTTCGTCGGATGCTATAGCGGCGTCTCTTGAGCCGCTTGTTATAGATGCGCGAAACATGAACCGCGACAACGGAAGTGCGCTTCGCAACGTGGCTTACATGGCGCTTGCGGTACTGCATGGCACCGACTTTGCCACAGAGCGAGACGCTGGTTACAACGTTACTGCTAACTTCTTACCAGCGGCCTACCCTTCTGTGGTAAGTCAGTCTGATGCGCTCTTGAAGCAAGTGCAGAGCATTCCGAAGATAGCAAACTCTGATGTTTCGCTTGAGATGTTGGGGTATACGGCAGATCAGATTAAGCGCATCAATTCCGACAGCCGACGAGCGCAAGGTCGTGCGGTTGTTGAGCAGCTGATCGCAGGCGGAACGGAGGATAGCAATGCGGCTGTCCAGGAAGGCGCTTAGTGAATACGACGCACGTCTTGCGAAACTTGAGGGGGCAGCGTATGACCATGTGAGAAAACGCATTGAAGCATATTTGGCTGCTTTTCCTCGCGTTTCAGCTGAATCGGTGCGCGAATTCGCTATAGAGCAAGTAAACGATGCAGTGCTTACCTATGGTGACGGTGCATCGTCTCTTGCAGCTGATTTGTACGATGAAATGGCCGAATCAGCGGGCGTTACGATAGATTCAGCGGTAATAGACACATCAGATGTTTCTGCATACGTGGAGCGTGAAGTTCGCTATCAGATACGCAAGTATCTTGATGGCGACACCGCGGGGTTTTCTGATGCCTGCGGGAACCAAGCAAGCGAGCAAGTTGGCCGCAGGGCAAACCAGACCATGCGTATTAATGCGAAACGCGACGGGATACGTTATGCGCGTGTGCCCATGGGTAGCGAGACGTGCACGTTTTGCATCATGCTTGCAAGTAGGGGGTTTGTTTACCTGTCGGCAAGCGCCGCGGGCGAAGGAAACCACTTTCACCGCGGCTGCCGGTGCAAGGTTGTGCCAGGGTTTTCCGGCATGGAGGTCGAAGGCTATGACCCCGACGAACTGTATCGAAAATGGAAAGGGTTCGATAAGATAGACAAGATGCAGGGCGTTAGTGACTTCGACAAAAGAGTACTCAAGGCTGCGTTTGTTCAGGGGCGTGAGCCATACGATCGTGTGATGAAAGCGCTTGATGATTACGAAATTACGTCGGCGAAACTCGAGCGATACGCCCTTTCACCCGATGGCGACGCAAACAAGGCAAAAGCTTTTGCAGGATACCTCGGCTACACCGCGAAAGACGCCGCAGAGGTTGCCGCGCGGATGTACGCCCATGTTGCCGAACACGAGCCCGAACGCAGAAACACGGACGAATATGGCGACCGCTTTACGACCCATATGACGATGGATGGTAAGGATGGTAGAAGCGCATTAGTCAAAGCAGGATGGATTACGGATAAGAAAAAGGGTAAACTTAGATTGACTTCAATCTACGTTAATAAGTAGGCGGTGCGATATGAAGGAATACGACGAGGTTATCGTGCCCGATGGACGAATCGGCCACATCATAGAACTTTTCGACAACGGTGACTGTCTTGTTGAGTTTAGAACACCAGATGGCCCCGATGCATACGAAGACGAGTTTTTCAAAGCGAACCAGGTGAAACTTGCTGATATTGATTAGCTTCAAGAATCAGAAAAAAAAGAGCTAGCCATTGCCCTCCTTGTTCAGGCGGGGGGTGGCTCCTTCGCAGATGATAGTACCGTACTTTTTGGGATTAAGCGCCGAACGGCGCTTTTTTCATGCCCGCGCACGCGGGCATTTATTTTTCATCGCCCGTAAGGGCACGACTCGCGCCGCACGGCGCGGAAGGGAGACGAAATGGCAGACGGAACGCAGACCACCGGACAAGACGGAGCACAGGCCACAGCGCAAGGTGCCGAACAAAACGGTGGCGGACAGCAACAGGAGCCCGACTACAAGGCGCTCTACGAGCAGGCGAAGGCAAACTCGCGCAAGTGGGAAACGCGGGCGAAGTCAAACAAGGAAGCCGCCGAAGAGCTTGCAAAACTGCAAGGCAACGGAGGAAAGAGCGTTGAGCAGCAGATTGCAGAGCTTAAGGCCAAACTTGACGAGAAGGAAAAGGCCGAACAAAGGGCGTCGATAGCTGCAAAGGTGGCACGCGAGAAGGGTGTTCCGGTTGACCTACTAAACGGGGAAACCGAAGAGGAAATGGGTGCATGGGCTGACAAGATGCTCGCCCATTTCAAGACCAAGCCTGCCCCGAAAGTCTCCGACCCCGGCTCTTTTGATAAGGGGACGGGTGGAAATGACGAGCTTCGCGAATTCGCGCGAAAGCTCACCGGTAACAACTAGAAAGGTTGGAAGAAATGGCAAACGGAACCGAGAAAGTAACCTTACCCAAGAGTGTTGTCACCGAGCTTCTTGGCAAGGTGAAGGACACCTCCACCATTGCGGCGCTCTCCCCGAGCACGCCGCAGAAATTTGCGGATACCACCTATTTGGTGTTTAATCCGACCGCCGAAGCCGAGGTTGTGGCAGAGGGCGCAAAGAAGACAAGCTACGACATTAACACCACGCCGATTGTTGCGAAGCGTGCCAAGATTGTTACAACTACGCGCGTATCTGACGAGTTGAAGTGGGCAGACGAGGACAACCGCCTTGAGATTGTGTCGAACATCATCGCCGATCAGACGGCGGCACTTGGTCGTGCGCTTGACTATATTGTTTACCACGCGATCAACCCCAAGACGGGAGCTGCTCTTGATGGGTACACCGCGCTTACTACGGGTGCTACTGCCGTTACGGCAACCAATGACCCCACGGCTGATATTGATGCGCTGACCGACGCCCTTATCGACTACAACATTAACGGTTTTGCGTTGTCTCGCCGCTTTGCGAGCGAACTGCGCAAGATTCGCGTTCCGTCTACGGGCATGCGCCTGTACCCGGAAATCCCGCTGTCTTTGAATGTGGGTAGTGTTGATGGTATTGCAGCGGCTGCGTCGGGCACCGTCAACGGACGCTTGGCTACGACTCCGACTAACGTCAAGGCGATCATGGGCGATTTCGGGCTCATTAAGTGGGGCATGGTTCGCGATATGTATTCCGAACTGATTGAGTTTGGCGATCCCGATAACACTGGCAATGACTTGAAGGGTTCTAACCAGGTTGCATACCGCACCGAAGCAGTGCTCGCCTATGCCGTGCTTGACCCCAAGGGCTTTGCGGTGCTTAAGACCGCAGGCGCGTAAGGGGGTGTATGTATGTCTGCAATACTTATGCAACGCTACATTCTTGGTAAGCCTGCTGATGCGTCTCCGATTATGCCGCAGCACGTTGCGCTGACCGACGAAGAAGGAAATGCCGTACTTGGCAAGCTGGATAAGCTGCCAGATGGTGCCACCGTAAAGGCGACAGCAGCGGCATATAACGCGCTTGTTGATGCACTGGTGGCCGCAGGTCTTGCATCGGAGTAGAGCCGTGGAGCCTTTTGCTAGCGCGGCTGACTATGCGGCGCGATACGGCGAGGTAGGTGATACTGCCCGCATGGATAAGTTACTTGCTGATGCGACGGCCAAGCTGCTTTCGGAATACGAGAGTTTCTGGGGTGTGGCGTATGAGCCCGGTGTACACGCCGCATTTGACCGAGGTGTAGAGGCGGCTTGTTGCTTGCTGGTTAATCAGGTGCTGGCAGCTCCCGCACAGATGGCTGGTGCGACACAGTATAGCCAGGGTGCAGGCGGATACACGGCATCGGTGACGTACGGAAGCGCGCTTGGCAGCATGTACGTTAGTAAGTCAATGCGGGCTTCGCTTGGGCTTGATGGCCAGATTGTGCGATCGATGCACCCTATTGAACGCAATGAGGTGAGCTGATGAGCCTTATTACGGGAGAAACGGTTAAGGTGTGGCACCCGATTGAGGGCGAGCCTGATGAAATGGGTGAACCGTCTGTGACCTTTGAAGGCGAAACCGTAACGGGCGTGCTGTTCGAGCCGGGTGTATGGCGCGAGCTTGCAGCAGCGCGCCCGAACGGGGCACGCTGTGATGCGACGTTTCATATACCGAAGGCTTACGATTCACCTCTTCAGGGCTGCGAGATTGAACGCTTAGACAGGCGTTATCGCATTGTTGGCGACCCGCAGCCTTACGGCCCTGATGTCCCTGGCCCCTGGAACCGAGCTGTGTTGGCGGTGGTGTGCGATGGCTGATATCGAGTTTGAGATTGACCATGACGGTTTGCAAGAAATATGCAAGTCGGCGGGCATGAAGTCGGAACTGCTTCGTCAGGCATTCAAGCTCGCCGACGCCGCCAATGCAGACGCGCACTCACACGAAGCTAAGTGGGTTGGCTCAAAAGGGTTTGAACACGAGCCATACGGCGCGCACGTTGACGTGTTATCACGCACGGCTGTTGGCGCGGCACATACGCGCACAAAGCTTGGGCGTATCAACGAAGCGAAGTATAAGAGCTTGGGAAAACAGTGTCATTAAGGGATAGGGGGACGCTATGCCAACGCTTAACGTGCAGGCCGACGTGCGCAAACGCTTAGAAGATGCGCTTTCGCCTGTTGAGGTGAGAGTGCGAGCACCTGCCGACTGCTCGGTTCCGCTTGTTGTTGTGTACCGTGAAGGCGGAGCCAGAGAAAACACACTTGTTGACCGCGCGGGCATTCGTATTTACTGCTGGGCAAAAACCGAGCAGGAAGCTTTCGAACTTGCCGATGCGGCGTGCGATGTTATCGACGCGCTGCCATTTTCTGGCGGTTATGCGGATGTGTTTCAAGAGTCGTTTTATAGCGACCCCGACCCAGACTCGCGCTTGCCGAGATGGACTGCAAGCTACACCGTGGCGACGTACGTGCCGCCCAAATAAGAGATGAAGAGAATTACAGAAGGGAACAGCTATGACTGCTATAAAGGAAATTGATAGCTCTCTTGTAACGGTTGGTAAGCCGGTTGAGGGAGGGTGCTGCTGGACAAGCTTCGATGACAACCCGACGCTGCCCACCGACGCGACAACGAAGATGAGTACCGTTGAGGGCTTTGAATCGCTTGGTGAATTGAGCGAGAACGGGTTTACCGAAGGCAAGACGGTTGACACCAGCGAGTTTAAGGGGTGGCACGGAAGCACGGTTTTAACCGAAGCTACCGGAGAGCAGAACACTTACAAGATGGAGTTCATTGAGCCAAACCGTGCTGCGGTGGCAAAGCTGCGCTACGGCGCGGGTAACGTCGAGTCGGCATCAGATGGCTCTGTTACTCACATCAAAGGGGTGGCTGGTTCTATTACCACGGTGCCGCTTGTTATTGACGAGCTGGAATCGAACGGGTATCTGCGCCGTACGGTTGTGCGCAAGGCATCTATCACGTCGTTTGATGATGTTCCCCACCAGCGCGGCTCGCTCATGGTTTATGGCATGACGTTTACCGCCATTGAAGATGATGGGCGCATGTTCGATATTTATCGCGCAAAGCCCGCCGCGCCTGCTTCGGTGTAGCGCATGAACCGGGAAGCAATGGCGCGCATGAGCGCCGCCGATCTTGACGAGTATGCGCGTGGTATTGGTATTGAAACGGGACACGCCAAAGGCATTGACGCGAAAATGAAGCTCATTGAATCACGGCGTTCGCGCGTAGCGACTATCCGGGCGCTTGGTATCGACTTTGAGGTGCCCGTAAAACGCGCACACGATAAGCGGGTAAGCGACCTTTTGTCTGGTCAGCTTCGTGATGAAGATGCCGAACAGGCGTTGCTCCTGCTTTTGGGTGCCGATCAGATGGCTGAACTTACCGCGGCGTGTACCGACGAAGATGGCACGGTTGATGTGGGCGCTATAGGTGTTGCGTTCACTAAGATTCTTACCTCGCCAGAACTAAAAAACTTCTAACGCTCGCGCACCTGGAGGCGGGTCATGTGCGCGAGCTGCGTCACGACTTTAGGCGCGTTTATGGCGTGTCGTACGACGAAGTTCCTACCGACGAAGCTATCGACCTTGTGCTAACGCTGCCGCCAGGTTCGCTCTACGTGAGGGTAACGCGCCCTCAAGATTCTTGGCCTGAATGGAGACATGCTGCGGCCGACATCCAAGACGAACTGTGGAGGATTGCCTATGCGCAGGCAGGCGTAAAGAGTAACCCTCCACAGACGTTTAGACCCGCTGACATCGTGGAAAACGCCCGTGCGAGAGCGTCGGTACGCAAGGCGGTAGACGTCATAGGGTCAACAGAGTGGGAAGAGGTGTGAAATGGCAGTTATTGGGAAGGCAACACTGAATGTTGTTCCAAAGTTCCCGGGGTTATCTGCTGCCGTGAAGGCCGAATTCGCGAAAGTAGATGCGAGCGAAGCAGGAGAGCGCGCCGGTGGCGAGTACGGGCGCGGAATGGGTGGCGGACTCGTTAAGTCTGGCGCTGCTATTGGTGCGTTTTCTGCAATGACAAACATGGCCATGGAAAGCATTGCGAGCCATGTGGGGGACGCTGCTGCTCGCTTCGACACGCTGAATAACTACCCGCGCACCATGGAAAACTTAGGCTTTGGTGCGCAGTCGGCAGAAGCATCCATTGAAAAGATGAGCAGCAGGCTGCAAGGGTTGCCCACAAGGCTTGATGACATGGTATCGACCGTGCAGGGGCTTGCTGTTGTTACGCGCGACCTTGATTTAGCAACTGATGCTGGTTTGGCACTCAACGACATGCTGGTGGCGTCTGGTAGCTCGACACAGCTTACAACAGCTGCCATGGAGCAGTTCCGGCAGATGCTGGCGAAGGGCAAGCCCGAACTTGAGGATTGGAAGAGCTTCACGGCAGCAATGCCTGGACAGATGGATCAGCTCGCAAAGTCGATGCTAGGCCCGACGGCTACAGCAAACGATCTTTACGCCGCACTGGGTGGCGGCGGTGGTGAAGCTATTCTGTCGATGGATGACCTGTTGCGCGCCATGGTGCGGCTTGACAATGAAGGCGGCGAGAGCTTTGCGAGCTTCCGTGAGCAAGCAGAAACCGCATCTGGTGGCGTGCAGACGTCGGTTGCCAACATGGGAAACGCCGTTACGCGCGGAATCGCCGATGTGATGGATGCTGTTGGCTCGGAGAATATTGCCGGTGTGTTTGACGGCATGAAGGGAGCCATAAACAAAACGTTTGATGCGCTATCTGATGGCGTGCGGGTGGTAATGCCCCCTGTTAAGATGCTTGCTTCTTGGCTGCGAGATATCGGGCCCTCTGCTGTTACGGCGTTTGCTGGGTTTAGTGTTGCCCGGTCGGCGGGAACCCATATACAGGGGTTTGCCGACAGGGTGAAGGATGCGAAGAAGGAAACGACGCTTTTGGCGGGCGCGAATAAGCTGCTTGGCACGTCGATGACACCAGCGTCGCTTGGGCTTGCAGCTGGGGCGGCAGCTTTCGGACTTGTGGCATCTGCTGCGGCGGCGGCGTACGCCGAACACAAGAATTTTGTTGAATCGACCGAAGGGCTTGCTGATGCGGTGAGTAATGCTGCGGCACTCGATGGCTACTCGGTGCAACTTGATGGTATTGCATCAGCCGCGGGACCCGCTGCTAAGAGTGTTTCAGAGCTTGCAGAGTCAATGGCGCAAGGTGTTGGGCGCATGAATGAGACAACAGCGAGTGCCCAGGCACAGATTTCGGAGCTTTCAGCTGCACAGCAGATCATAAATGACTACGCCGGGAAAACCGACCTAAGCGCCGAAGCACAAGGGCGGCTTGAGTGGGCGCTGCAACTGGTGAACGAGCAGTTTGGGTTATCGGCTACCGCAGCAGACGTTGCCGCTGATGCGTATGTTGATGCTGATGGCAATGCACAAGACCTTACTGACACGGTAAACAACCTTATTGAAGCGAAGAAAGAAGAAATTCGCATAAGTGCGCTTACCGAGAATTTATCGGAAGCATACAAGATGCAGGCCGATGCGGCTGCTACTTATGCAGCAGAGCGTCGCGAATACAACGATGCTTTAGAGGAAGAAACGCAGCGTCTGATGATTCACGAAGGGCGCACGTACGAAGACGCGAGAGCATGTGCTGAAAACACCCTTGCCATGCAGGGGCTTAACGGCGAGTATTTGGACGCAAAGGCGGCCGCCGAAGTAGCCGACGGTGCGGTTGCACAGCTTGAAGGCGAGCTCGGAGATGCAGCCAGGGCTGCAAGTGACTCTGCTGATGAGTTTGACCAGTGGGGCGCATCACTTCCGGCCATGTTTTCGGCGGTGCTTTCCGAAGGCGGTACGTCGCTTTCTATGCTCAAAGACGATCTGCGTGAACTTGGAGTTGAAACATCCGACCTCTCGGCGCTTACCGATGAGCAACTACTTACCCTTGCCGATTCATACGACGGTACCGCAGCATCAATTGTTGGCACACTTGACAACATGGGCGTTGGGATGGATGACGCGGTGGCAGACACCGCCAGGATGGTTGCGGATATTACCGAAACGCTTACTGGCATGGACGGCGTGGGTGAAATACTTGAGGTTGCCGGCGTAAGCGTGACAGACTTTGCCGGGAAATTAGGTGAAGCGGGTGTTTCGTCGGAACAATTAAACGCTATTGGTTCGGATAACCTGATGCAGCTCGCCGCGAATTGCCAGGGCAACATGGATGCGATGGTGTGGAGCGTGCAGCACTACAACGACACATCTATCGTTGACAAAGATGGCAACATCGTAGTCGAGCGCGGCCAGCTTATCGACGCCCAGGGCCGTGTGTACACATGGAATGGAACAGACCTTGTTGACCAGGATGGAAATGTTGCTGTCGCAGATCAGCAGCTGCAAGACGCCCAGGGCCGTGTGTATACGTGGAACGGATCACATCTTGCAAAGCTCAATGGTAGTGCACACGTTAATGGCAATATCGCTGAATCGATTCGTCTTCGTGATATTTGGAATGGCGGCTGGTTCCGTTCGTTTAGTGCACGGGTAAGTCTTGCCATAAGCCAGACCATGAGCGGCGGCGTGAGCCGAAATGCCGCGGGCGGTATTCGGCTTAACGCCGAAGGTGGCTACCGCATGCACGCCGATGGCGCAATCGCAACGCGTGCTGTTCCGCTTGACATTGTGGGAGAAGACGGTGCCGAGGCCATTGTTCCGCTTACAAATAGACGTTATTCGCAGCCCTTTGTTGATCTTATTGCCGAGGGCGTACGAAACAAAGCGCAGACGGTAACAAATAACTACTACAGCGTTGGCAACGTGAGTGTGCCACCAGAAAGTGCTGCGGCCGATGCGCTGCGGCTGATAGTTGACTACGCAAACCGCGCGAATGCGGAGTACGGAAGGTAAGGGGGCGACACAATGGCAAGTTCGACCGTTTACCGCAACGGCGTAAAGTTTTATTCCGTCGATGTTTCTGCCTGGGTGTCTTCTGAAACTGATACCCATGCGATCATTTCGTGGTCGGCAAGTATTAGCTTTGGTGACTGGTATTTGTGGGGCGTTGGTCTTAACGTTTATGTCAATGGCACGCATGTACGCGCCATTGAGGGGGCGTGTACGTCGAGGTATCAGACCGTTTGTGCATGTTCGGGGTCGGTGACAGTAGCTAAGGGAGCTACTGGAAGACAAGTGTCGTTTTCCGCTTCGAGTTATTCTGCGACGGTAAACGGATACGGTGGTGTTGGCTCTACGACTACTGCATCCGGCGTTGTTGCGGTTGCGGGTGCGGGAACTCCTGACGCTGTTACCGGTGCGGCCGCCAGGCGCGTTTCTGACAACCAGAACACGGTTTCGTGGACGCTTGCGTCGAGTGCATCAAAGCCCTATAGCGGGCTATACGTAGAGCGCAGTATAAACGGTGGTGAGTGGTCGGCACTGGTGAGCCTGAATGCAGGTGCTACCTCATATGCTGACTCCACCACGGCCGCCGACTGCTTCTACCGCTATCGCATACGCCCGTATAACGGTGTACATTTTGGTACATGGTCAGAGACAAACTACACCTACAACACACCTGCTGCACCTTCCAAGGTAGAAGCGTCGCGTACCGGCGAGACTGGTGTTGCGCTTGCTCTTACCAATGAGTCGCGTACGGCCACGGCCACTGAAATACAAAGATCAGCCGACAAATCAACTGTTATTACCACGATAACAATTGATGGCATGGCTACGTCTGCATCAGATAACCCTGGCGGTGGTACGTTCTATTATCGTGCGCGTAATGTGCGCGGTAGCTTGGCATCTGCTTGGTCGCCGTGGTCGTCGGCCGTAATTACCATGTGCCCGCCAGCAGCGCCGACACTCACTTCTCCTGTGTCATCGGCAACGGTATCGAAGGCACATGCGCGCGTTGTTTTCGGATGGTTGCATAATCCTGCTGATGGCTCGGCTCAAACTGCTGCACAGCTTCAATATTCAGTTGACGGTGGCGCAACGTGGACGTCTGTAGAGGTGAGTGGCTCTGCACAGCGAGTTGAGGTGGCAAACTTATGGGACATCAACTCAACTGTTACGTGGAGGGTACGTACTAAGGGTGCGCACGCTGAATGGGGCCCATGGAGTGCGAATTCTGCGTTTCGGGTGTGCCAGGTGCCTTCTGTTGTATTCGCCGAGCCATCGGAAGGATATGTGATTCGCGATTTGCCCGTTCGTGTGCGGCTTCAGTATTCGGACCCGTCTGGAAAGCTTGCTTCGGCAGTGCTTACCGTAAAAGATTCGCGTGGCGCGGAAGTGTGTCGCATTGACATGGGCACTGCAACCGTGAGCGATATTGCACCGGTTGAATGGTTTCCTACCAACGGAGAGCGCTATGTTATGGCCGTGACAGCTCGGTCAACATCAACGCTATCGGCAAGTGCATCACGCGCAGTTGCTGTGAACTACGTGCTGCCGTGTCCTGCACACCTTGATATTGACCCTGACCCTGAAACAGGACTTGTGTCTTTGGAGGTCTCGGTGCTTGATGACCCGGAACTTGCAGAGGTTTACCACGTGGATGTATTCCGTGTGAGCGAGACAGGGCGAGTGGAACTTGCGAAAGGTGTTGACGCTGGTCATGCACTTACTGACCGCTATGCCCCGCTTAATGTCGTTTACTCGTATGAATGCGTAACTTATTCGGGTGCTGGTGCTGCAAATGCGACGTCGTTTCCTGGCAAGGTTTGCACGCCATGGTGGTTCTTTTACTTTGGCGATGGTGACACACAGATCGCGCGCGGCAAATGGAATCCCGATTCAAGCTGGGCATCAGAGCGACCGTCTCGAGCCCTTGAATGGTTTGCTGGACGCAGCTTGCCAGTGCTCTATGACGATGGACACATAAAACGTACGGGTGATGTGTCTTTGGCGCTCACGGCTCGGTCGGAGCGTATGGCATTCGAGCATCTTGTGCAGACAGGTGGCTTCTGTGTGATGAAGACAGCTGATGGCGATGTAATGCACGCTGCTGTTGATGTGTCACTTGACCCGGCAGACGTTGAACGTGGCTGGTGGGGCACCGTGCGAGCGAGCTGGCAACAGATCGACGGAAGGGTGCTGTGATGGTTGACTGGACAACAAGAAGGCTACAGACACGCACGTTTCGTCGCGTTGAGTGGCCGTCGATGGATGAAGCGGGAGAGATTGCGTGCGCAACCGGCGGAACGCTTGATCTTTCGGCGCTTTCAGAAATTAAAGGTTCAGGCAATGTGAGCTTCGACGGCGATGAGCCCAGGAATGGCGGGCTAGTGCGCGTGTCGTATGCGTTTGTTGATGAGTACGGTGAGCATGACGATCGCGTTGTGGCAACCATGCGTGCTGCTTGTGAATCGCCGACGCTGCTTGGCGGGCGCACATCGGGTAAGCTTGAGCTGTCGGGAATGCTTTCGATACTATCTGGCAGACGCTTTGCCGCCCCATACACCGCGCCTGCCGGGTCGCGCCCTACGGAGCTTGTGGCTAACATGTGCGCCGAGTGTGGTTTGGCTGCATCTATCACGCCAAGTGCCTACGTACTTTCATCTGATTGGACGTCGAAAGCGGGAGTAACGTGGCTGTCGGTGTGTAACGAACTGCTCGACAAGGCCGGATTTGCTTCGCTTCGCGCCGACCCATACGGCACCATTGTTGCCGCGCCTTACGTGGAGCCAATGGAACGTTCGCCGGTATGGGAGTTTCGTGACGGTGACGGCTCGATTCTTGTCGGCGAGGTTGAGGTTAAGCGAGACCTTTCGGTACCAAACGCCGTGAGGTTATGTCACTCGACAGCAGACGAGTGTTTAGAAGCATGGTGTATTAACGTGGACCCCGATAGCCCATCGTCGGTGCCTTCACTTGGATTTGAGGTTACAAAATACGAAGCCGTGTCAGAGCTAGCAGGTGATAGCCCGCAAGAGCGACTCGCAAGCCTTGTGGCGCTTGCTGAACGTAAGCTGGTTGCATCTTCTGCAAGGGTTGAAAAGGTAAAGATCAAAAGCCCCTGGGTGCCAGTGTGGCCTGATGATGCAATAGCGATTGAGTATACGGCGGCTGGACTGTCGTGGCGTGGGTGCGTTACATCGATTCGCATACCGCTTGCAGGCTCGCCTATATGCACAACCGAAGCGCGGCGATTCGTTCGTACAGCATTTAAAACCGAGTCGGGAGGGAGGGTTATTTGTGGTTGATAGCGAAACGACAAATGGCATGATCTCGCTCGATGAATTCGCGAAGTCGATGCGCATAACTGCACCCGTACGCGATGAGTCGCACTCATGGGGAACGGTTGGCGGTTTGCCTTCTGGCGGGCGTTGCAAGGTTAGGCTCGATGGAGCGACGGTTGACGTCGACTGTGTGCTGTGCTGTGACGTTTCGAATGGCGACAGGGTGATCGTTTTGACGATGGCAAGCGGTGAAAGCGCAGTGATAGCGCGGGTTAGGAGTTAATGGTGGACAGGAAAGCAATACGTATTGTGTGTGACCTGCGCAAGGACAGAGATACGTTTGGGCGACCGAATGGCGGCGAACCAATAGCTGTCGTGCAAGGTGAAGCCGACACACTCAAGTTAGAGGTATCCATAACTGACCACGGAAGCCCCTTTAATTTGACTGGGTGTTCTGTAGAGCTGTGTGCGGCACGACCTAATGGGACGTCGGTAATTGATGCGGCAACGATAACCAAAGCACTCTACGGACGTGTTGACTATCTTGTGCCGGGTGTGCTTGGCGCGGTTGTTGGTCGTGTGCGTGCTCACTTCAAGATTAAGTGTAACGGGGTTGAGATTGCCTGCGCGCAGCCGTTTTTCTTCGACGTCGCACGCGGTGTCGATATATCGGATGCCGGTGCGACAGACTACCTACCAAAGTACGACGAACACATGCGTGCAATGGAACAAGCAACGGCCAACGCCAACGCCGCTGCGCAGTCAGCTAACACGGCAGCTGCATCGGCGAATTCGGCTATTGATAAGGCAGTGACAGAGATTGTGCCGGATGAGGTAGCGAATGCTGTTGCATCTGAAATGGCTAAGTATTCCGCTGTTAGTTTCAGCGTAAACCCTGATGATGGCGGACTCGACATAACCTATTCGTATTAGGAGGAAACGAAACATGGCAACAACCGAAGTAACTAACTTCCCACGTGAGAGCACGTTGGTACGAATTGCTGATGCGCTGGAAAGAAATCACACACAGCAGGTGCTCGCGCAGCTTGACGGCACGGTTACAACGTATCGCAAGTGTATGCGCGACTGGTTTTTGTACCGTGGTGCCGCTCGAGCTACACCACGTGAGCTGACCGAACTGTGCAACGAATGGTATGCGGCCACTCGCACGATTACCACGTGGTGCGGCGGCGTGGAGTTTTATCAGCCTACTGTTTCCGCTGTTTCCACGGGCGAGCGCTTCGGAGACAACGTGGGCATGACGTGTGTGCCATCGACCGATACCGTAGCGAATACAGATGACTACGCGGGCGAACCGCTGTTTGTTCCTACCGATGTTAACTGGACGCTTGATGCAACTGGCAAGCGCTTGATTACGGCAATTGATGGCATTACCAGCAACTTTCGACGTCGTGATACGTCGGTATACGTCGGCGTGATGCAGATGGCTCCATGGTATTTTGAGTACGCTGACAACAATGTTTATGCGCGCGGTATTGCCGCGCAGCAGTCGGTTGACTATGACGTGCATCCGCTTGTTGAAGCAGTGCAGCCCGACGGCACACTATCGGAGTTTGTACTGCATCCCAAGTATGCCGCCCACAAGCTAACAAGCGGTGCGCTAACAAGCTGTGCGGGCGTTGTTCCGTCGGCCTGGATGTCGCACAATGCGGTGCGCTCGGCCGCAAATGTTAACGGTGCACGATATAGCGGCGAGTGCGCTTGTGATGCTTCGTGGCTTATTCTGATGGCAAACATTAAGTATGCATCACTCACGCTTGATGGTATTTTGCAAGGATGCTGCCAGAACAACTATCAGTACCCCGCAGCGCTTGCAGAAACAGGCGTTAAGCGCGTGCTGCTCACCGCTGCGCAGGGTGCCGTATTTGAGCCTGGTATGGGTGTACTTATAGGCAACTACACAACGAACGTTGATAGAAGCTACTTGTACTCGATTACAGGCACGGGTGGCGCTATTGTTACTGCCGTGGAGCCCGTGACTGTTGGCGGCGTTGATTACACAGCGGTATACGTTGATGTACCGGAAGCGTTTGACACAGCCGCGAATGGAGCTGCTACAGCGGGTACCACTTACATCTCTAGCTTTCATTGGGCTACGGGAACAACGGACGGCGTGCGAGGAAACGACGGCTCACCGAAATCCTGCACCTCGGGCAAGTATCCGGCCAAGCTTCAGGGCGTCGAGTACATGGTGGGAGCATATGAGGTTATAGGAGATGCTATTTTCTCTGAAGATACGCAAGCCTATTCGGCGTATACATGTTCTGACGCAACCAAACAGGCATCGTCTGTCACTGCTGATTACGTCGATGCAGGGCTGCGTCTTCCGAAGGCTGCTACCGCAGGATGGGCCTATATAAAGAAGCAGGGCTTTTCTTGCGGCGTGACAATGCCGACCGTTACGGGCGGCTCATCGAGCACCTACACGCGAGACGCATTCTATTCGGACGCTGCTGCAACAACGGGGCTTCGTGAGGTACTGCTCTTCGGCTCCTTGTTCCTCGGTGCGGCGCCAGCTGGCTTGTCTTGCGGTTCCGGCCTCTACGGGCTCGGTAACGCGCACTGGTACATCGTTTCCCGGCTTTCCCCCAATGGAAACCGGGGTGAATACGATGCGCTAGCAGCGTAGAGGGGCTTTGCCCCTTAGAACTAAGTGAGTTAACTGCATAATGGGTCGTATGGTGAACGGCGATGGCCTCTTTCGTGCTCTTCGGCAACTTGAACAACGGTGCGGCGCAAGCTGGCTTGTCTTGCGGTAACGGCAACAACGGGCTCGGTAACGCGAACTGGAACATCGTTTCCCGGCAATCCCTGAATCACATCTATACACCATGCGGCGGCACCTTAAAGACTGGTGCAGGCGCTTTTGCGTCCCATGCCGGTAGGCGAAATTGGCAGGTAACACCCGTGCGTTAGTAGGTAACGGCGAAAGCGCACGTCTGTCAGGGAAAGGAAACTCGCTGTATGAAACGCAGCTGTAAAGATATAGATATGCGAGATTGGCGAACACTCTACCCATGGGTGGAAGCGTGCGTATGGAAGCACCGTCGCAAGCGCAGGTTCGCTCGTCTCGCAACTAGTGTGGGAGGTGTGAGCAATGATGACTACATAAAAGCTCTCAATAGCTGTGACAAGACACTACTTAAACCAGCTATTGAACGGATAGCAAAGCATGCGGTGAGCATTATAAGTTCACGAAAGCTCAACGAACCAAAAGTCAGCATGCGCGAGCGTGTTGATAAGTCAAGCGGCAAGGTGAGACTCATAGGCTGCCAATCGGCAATGCAGCAGGTATTAGATGCGATAGCTGTTGCGTCATGTGATGCTGTGTGGGCGCGCCGGATAGTACCGCAGCAAGCATCGTCAATTCCGGGCCGTGGTCAAGTCTACGGTATGCAGATGATACGCAAATGGGTACAACATGACTTGAGAGCATACAGATGGGCGTGCGCCCATGGTGCGCGATATCACCGTGCATGCGCCTATTGGGTGATTCTAGATACCACTAAGTGCTATCAGTCGATGCGGCTTGATATCTTTTTGGAGCTGTTTGTACGTGATGTCGCAAACGACGACATCATTTGGCTGTGGTGGGCACTGCTCGATAGTCACCGGGTTGACGGCTACGAAGGCTTCATGATCGGTTCGCTTGTGAGCCAATATGCAGCGCAGTACGTGATGAGTTTTGCATACCGCCACATAACAACCTTACACAAAACAAGGCGTGGAAAGCGTAAGCGACTTGTTTCGCACTGCTTAATGTATATGGATGATATTTTGCTTACATCACCATCACGACGCGATCTGCTTATCGCATCACGCGAAGTAGTGCGTTGGTTTGCGCAGCGTGGCCTTACCATCAAGCCGAACTGGCAGATATGCCGTCATGACAAAACGCCGATCGACATGATGGGTTACCGCATTCATGCATCGGGCAAGGTTTCCATTCGCCCGCGTGTGTTTGTTCGTGTGCGCCGCATGGCCATGCGTTGCCGCGGGCAATGCACGCTTGCGCTATCACAGGCAAAGCGCATCTGTTCCTACAAAGGGTGGGTTGTGCATTCTGATTCGGGGCTTATATGCAGGCGCTACAAGTACCACCAGGTTTCAAAGCGTGCTGCACGCAAAGTAAGCAGATATGAGAGGACAAAACATGAAGGCAATCTATTACATGCTGCCTGATGCTGTGGCGTATATGCCGCTGCCTGATGGGCGCGCTGACGTATGGCTTCGCAAGGGTGTTTCCGAAAGCGAAGATGACGAAGGTTCTGTTTGTTGGGAGTGCGAAGAGGTTTACCTTCGCACCACATTGTCGCGCGATGACGTTGTCGCAATGTTTGATGAGTTGTTCGATAGCGCCGAACAAGTGGCCGCTCCTATTCCGACAGTTGATGACCGTGTTCGCGACCTTGAGCTACAGGTTGAAGAGCAAGCCGGTGCAATCGAAGAACTTGCGCTTATGATGGTGGGAGGTGAGTAAGTATGGCGAAATACTACGCGGGCCGCATTCGCCGCGGTAAGATGACGCTTGATGACGTTCCGCAGCGTTGGAGGGATGCAACCGCAGCTCTTATCGCACCCAAACAGCAAGCATGACAGAGGTTTTAACGAAGCACCGATACGGTGCTTTTTTATACCCGAAAGGTGGTGGTATATGAACGTGCTCATTCAGGCGCTTCCCGCCGTCATCAGCGCAGCGACACTTGGCGTAGCTGGATTTCTCGCACGAAAAGTAACAACGTTTCTCAAGGAATTCCAGGAGCAGCACGATGCACTCATGGAAAGCCAACGGTGCCAGCTCAAGGCGTCGATCGTACGTGAGTACGAAGAGTGCGAGGGACGAGGATACATTACACCCATGGAGCTTGACACGCTTAACCGGCGCGCTGACAGCTATTTCAAGCTAGGTGGCAACCACTATATTCATGCGGTGGTGCGACACGCAAATGAGGATTTAGAGGTTCGTGGGTGTTTCCCCGAATAACCGTGTAAGAGAGGTGACGTAATGAATATCAATTGGAGCGTGCGACTTAAGAATAAGGCGTTTTGGGTTGCGATCATTCCTGCGGTACTGCTGCTTGTGCAACAGGTAGGCGCGGTTTTTGGCGTGACGTTTACCTTTGCAGTGCTGCAAGATCAGATTATTGCCATTGTAGGCACAGTCTTCTCCGTTCTAACTATTCTTGGTGTTGTTATTGACCCAACTACTGATGGTGTGGGTGACAGTACGCAGGCGATGACCTACACCGAGCCCAAAAAAACCGACTATGAAAGTGCTTAGGACCTATGACTTTGCAAGGAATCGATATCAGCAATTGGCAAGCTGGGATTAATCTTGATGTTTTGAACATTGACTTCGTGATATGCAAGGCCACGCAGGGCACAGGCTATGTGTCGCCTGAATGCGACCGTCAAATGCAACAAGCCATGAGACGTGGACTCTTAGTAGGTGTATATCACTACATTGACGGTGCGGGCGTGGATGCCGAAGCACAGCACTTCGCACGTAGTATCAAAGGTTACATTGGTAGAGCCATCATTGCGCTTGACTGGGAAGATTACCAAAACAACGCTTGGGGCAATACCGCGTATCTTGACGCCATTATCGCCAAGGTAAAGCAGATTACCGGCGTAACACCACTTGTATATTCCAGTGCAAGCGTTTTCCCATGGGATGTTTCTAGGAAACATAACTGTGGCAATTGGGTAGCGCAGTACGCAAACATGAATCCAACAGGGCTTCAAAATAGCCCATGGAATGAAGGCGCGTATAGCTGCGCTATCCGGCAATACGCAAGCACCGGACGTCTTGACGGGTGGGTCGGTAACTTAGACCTGAATAAAGCCTATATGGACGCCGAACAATGGCAGAGATATGCCGCTGTAAACGGTGAGCAAGTGCAGCCTGTGCCCACGACATCAAAGCCCGCTACCGGCGTTGAGAGCATGGACTTACTCGACCTTGTTGCCGGTGTGTTCCGTGGCGACTATGGTGATGGCGATAGCCGTCGTGCAAAGCTTGGCGGGCGCTATAACGCCGTGCAATCCATGGTCAACCATATATGCAGCGCATCGGCAGAAGAGTTGGCAAGGGAAACATGGGCGGGTAAGTACCGCAACGGGTCAGAGCGAAAGGCAGTACTCGCGCATCGTTATGATGAGGTTATGTCCGTGATTAACAGTAATGTGTCAGCAGGGCGTACATACACCGTCAAGCCTGGTGATACGCTTTCTCGTATCGCTGCAAAGTACGGTACAACTTACGTAGACATTGCAGCAAAGAACGGCATTGCTGACCCGAACAGAATCTATACGGGGCAAAGGCTTATAGTCTAG